TATTAGCATTTCAGCTGTTAGAGACTGGTACACTACAACCGAGATCGGTTCTACTGGTCTTACTCTTTCTTCGATTGGTCCACGTCCTGGAACTTCACAGTTTGCTTCCGAAAAAGGTTTGAAGTATGACGAAATTCACGTTGGTGTAATCGACGTTACTGGTGAATATAGCGGTGCAGCAAACACAGTTGTTGAGAGAATTCTTTACGGTTCTAAATTGGTAGATGGTAGAAGTGCAGAAGGTGCTGCAAACTATTACAAAGATTTGATCAATAACCAATCTTTCACCTTCTTCAATGGCACCGCTCCTGCTGCGGCATGGAATCCTTCTTCCTCTGGTGCTGGACAAGCAATCGGTCAATCTTCAGATGACCTTTCATCTGGCGATGCTTTCCAATTAGTTGGTAAATTAGAGACTACTCTTCAAGGCGGAGTTGATGACTATGCATACAACGCATCAGAAATCGAAGATGCTTTTGATGCGTTTGCTGATACAGAACTAGTAAGCATTGACTTCCTACTCATGGGTGGTTCACTTGCTACTGAAACTGACACTAAAGCAAAAGCAAATAAAGTAATCTCTATTGCTTCTGCTCGTAAAGATTGTGTTGCTTTCGTATCACCACACAAAGCAAACCAAGTCGGAACTGCTGGTGTATTAACAGCATTCCAACAGAAGGAGAACACTCTAAACTTCTTCAACGGTATGACTTCAACATCATACGCAGTATTTGATAGCGGTTACAAGTATTACTACGATCGCTTCAATGACAAGTATCGTTACATCCCATGTAACGGTGACATCGCAGGTCTCTGTGTAAATACTTCATCTCTTCTGGATGACTGGTATTCACCTGCAGGTGTAAACAGAGGTTCGCTACGCAATGCTATCAAGCTTGCATACAACCCAAGCAAGGCAGACAGAGACGAACTCTATCAGAACAGAATCAACCCTGTTGTTATCTTCCCTGGTAGTGGAGTCACTCTGTTTGGTGACAAGACTGCACTAGCTTCTCCTTCAGCATTCGATCGTATCAACGTTCGTCGTCTCTTCCTCAATCTTGAGCGTAGAGTCGGAGATCTTGCAAAGGCAGTTCTATTTGAACAAAATGACGGCACGACTCGTTCTTCTTTTGCATCTGCTGTTAACAGCTACCTTGCAGAAGTTCAAGCACGTCGCGGCGTTACTGATTTCCTCGTGGTATGTGATGAATCAAATAACACCCCAGATGTAATCGATCGTAACGAGTTTGTTGCTGAACTCTTCATCAAACCAACTCGCTCGATTAACTACATCACAGTCACCTTCACAGCAACGAAGACTGGCGTCTCGTTCAGCGAAGTAGTCGGTAGATAATCACAACAAGAGGTAAACTAAAATGGCAACTGCATTAAACGATTTTCTTACTAAAATTGGCGAAGGCGTTAAGCCTAATATGTTTGCGGTCAATATTAATTGGCCACAAACACTAGCAAATAAACCAACTTCTCCAGAAGAACTAGATCTAGTTAACCTCCTCTGTAAGTCCGCAGCACTCCCAGCATCAAACCTGGGAGTGATTGAGGTTCCTTTCAGAGGAAGAACTGTCAAGATTGCTGGTGATCGCACATTCGATACATGGTCTGCAACCTTCTTCAATGACAAGGAGTTCAAGCTTCGCGCTTACTTCGAGAAGTGGTTAGAGCAAATCAATACTCACGAGCTCAACAATGCTCCTTTGTATACACCAAGTAACGATACAGGTTACATGGCAAATCTAGAGGTCAAGCAACTACGCAAGGATGGCACCACTTCTGGCGGCATTCTTCGTCAGTATAATCTGTTTCATGCTTTCCCAACCAGTGTTTCTCAAATTGATCTTGCTTATGACAGCAATGATCAAATCGAAGAGTTCACAGTTGAGTTCCAGTATTCATACTGGAAGGCAGTAGATCCATCAGGTAGTGCAATCGATAGCGGAGAAGCAAACCCAGCAGGTACAGGCATCAGAATCGAGAGCTGATAAATAGTACATCAAGGGTACTGTTTTATTAATCATGAGTCAACTGTTTGGTTTTCTAATCAACAAAGGAAAGGAGGATAGGGGTCAATCCCCTATCCCTCCTAATAGTGATGATAGCGTAGCCACCGTAGCAGGTGGCTATTTTGGTACATATGTAGATGTCGAAGGTGTCTCAAAGAATGAGTATGAACTCATCAAAAGATATCGCGACATGTCATTACATCCAGAAGTCGATACTGCTATCGATGAAATCGTAAACGAGTTTGTTGTCAGTGATGCTGATGACAGTCCCGTTGAAATTGAACTGTCTAATCTAGAAATTAGTGCAGGAGTTAAGAAAAAAATTAGAGATGAATTTGATCGTATCAAAAAGATGATCAACTTCGATAAGAATGCTCACCAGATCATTCGTAATTGGTATGTTGATGGTCGTACATATTACCATAAAGTAGTAGATTTAGACAACCCGAAGAAAGGTATTCTTGAGTTGCGCTATATCGATCCTTTAAAGATTCGTAAAGTTCGTCAAAAAATTACCAACCCAACTGCTGCTGCTAATCCCAATCTGGTACGAGGCACAGCATTAGAATATGATTGGGGTGAGTATGTAGATTACTATCTCTACAATCCCAAAGGTTTCTCTGGTTCGATGGGTATGCCTAGCAATAGTGCATCAGACTTCTCGACCAACAACGGTATTAAAATTGCTTCTGATTCTATCGCCACTTGTAACTCTGGTGTGGTGGATCTGAACAAAAAATATCAGTTGAGTTTCTTACACAAAGCAATCAAGTCTCTCAATCAGCTTCGTATGATTGAGGACTCTCTCGTTATCTACAGATTGTCCCGTGCTCCCGAGCGTAGAATCTTCTACATCGATGTTGGTAATTTACCTAAAGTCAAAGCGGAACAATATCTCCGCGATGTAATGGCGCGTTATCGTAACAAGCTTGTTTACGATGCTGCTACTGGTGAGATTCGCGATGACAAAAAGCACATGAGTATGCTTGAGGACTTCTGGTTACCTCGCCGCGAAGGTGGTAGAGGAACAGAGATCTCCACTCTACCTGGCGGACAGAACCTTGGCGAACTTAAGGACGTTGAGTATTTTAAAAAGAAACTATACAACTCTCTAAACCTGCCACCATCTCGTCTGACAGACGATAACAAGGCATTTAACCTTGGCAAGACTACAGAAATTCTCCGCGACGAACTAAAGTTTAGTAAGTTCATCGGTCGTCTCCGCAAACGTTTTTCTTCACTCTTCCACGATATTCTCAAGACTCAACTGATCCTCAAGGGTATTATTACTCCAGAAGATTGGGATGAGATGGAAGAGCATATTCAATATGACTTCCTGTTTGACAATCATTTCAATGAACTAAAGCAACAAGAGCTTATGATGCAGCGCGTCACTCTGGTTACACAAATGGATCCTTTTGTTGGGAAGTATTTCTCTTCAGAGTTTATCCGTCGTCAAGTTCTTATGCAAACCGAAAAAGAGTACAAAGAGATCGACAAGCAAATGCGTTCGGATATTGATTCTGGCATGGCAATTGATCCTGTTGATGTTAATACTCTAGACATGATGGACAAACAGAACTCTGCTTAACAACCAGAAATTACGGCGCAGCAAGCATCAGATTCTGCGGATCGCGAGTTGGAAAAAGCAAAGGAACTGGAAAAACTCAAGCCCGCTCCTGCTGCCGCAAAACCAAAGTCTAATAAATAAATTATATCTACGGATAATTTTAAGTTATGGATACGCCATTAGAGCCTGAATTGTTAAACATTGTTGACTTGATTGCTGACAAGAAGCGCGGAGAAGCACTAGATAAAATTAACGATTATCTATATTCAAAGGCTTCTGACGTTATCGATTCATATAAACAAACAGTAGCGTCAACATATTTTGATGAACCTACTGAAGAACCATCAGAAGAAGAATGAAACTCATCACAGAAAACATCGAAGATATCCAGATCCTCACCGAGGAGAAGGATGGTAAGAAGAACCTCTACATTGAGGGTGTATTCTTACAGTCCGAAATCAAAAATCGTAACGGTAGAATCTATCCTTTCAAGGTTCTTGAAAAAGAAGTCAATCGTTATAACGAAGAGTATGTCAGAACTGGACGTGCTCTAGGAGAGCTTGGTCATCCCGATGGTCCTACTGTGAACCTCGATCGTGTCTCACATAGAATTACATCTTTGAGAGCAGAAGGCAATAACTTTATTGGTAAGGCACAGATTCTTGCTACACCAATGGGAAACATTGCAAAATCTCTGCTGGAAGAAGGTGTAAAACTAGGAGTTTCTTCCCGTGGTATGGGTAGTATTGATCGCCAAGAACATGCTAACTATGTCATGGATGATTTCATGCTTGCTACCGCAGCAGATATCGTAGCAGATCCTTCAGCACCTGATGCATTTGTTAATGGCATCATGGAAGGTAAGGAATGGGTATGGGACAACGGTATTCTCCAGGAGAAAACTGTTGCTAAATATCAAAGACACATTAATGAATCATCGAGAAGAGAGCTGGAAGCAAGAACACTACAGGTGTTTGAGCACTTCCTCTCAAATCTCTAATATTAATAAATAATCATAGAATAATTATCAGAAATTTACGGGGAAACTCAAATGTCAGATATGTTAAAGGAAAAATTTGAGGAGTTTGTAACCGAATCAGGTCTGGTTGTAGAAGCTGGCGATCCTATGCCTACTGTTTCCGCATCCGTTATTCCTGGTGGTGGTTCGTATAATGCTTCTGGTCAATCAAAGACAGAAGTAAACTCCAAAGGTGGCAGTGCAGATGGCAAAGGTTCTATCGGCACTGACGCTGTAAACGGTTATGGCGCACAGCAGTCGATCACCGACAATGGTGGTCCTCGCCCAGACGGAAACGAAGAAGGCGAAGACAATCCTGGTGCTAAAGCAGCTGCTCCTGTTAAGCCAGTTAGTGGTGATCCCCAGCAAAGAGCTGGTGAGTCAACTGGTATGAACGCGCAACCACATGTTGGTACAGAAGTATCATATGGAACCAGCACTGGTCCTGATGTTGCTTATCCCATCAAACCCTCATTTGAGTCCCTAGATATGTCAGCAGACGTTGCTGCGCTGACAGAAGGAACAGAACTCTCCGAAGAGTTCAAAGAAAAAGCAACAACAATCTTTGAGGCTGCAGTTAAGTCTAAACTCTCTGAAGAGTGGACAAAACTAGAAGAGACTTTCGCAGCACGCCTCGATGAGCAAGTCTCTGCAGTTAAAAAAGAGCTTGCTGAAGAAGTTGGTGGCACCGTTAAGTATGCTATCAGCGCATGGTTAGAAGAGAACCAAGTCGCAGTCGATCGCGGCATCCGTAATGAGATCACTGAAGATTTCATTGCTGGACTCAAGAATCTCTTCCAAGAGCATTACATTAATATCCCTGACGACAAAGTTGATGTCGTTGAGGGTCTGACTGAAGATCTTCGTAAGATGGAGGAACGCCTTGACGAACAGGTCAAAGCAAATGTGAAACTTCAAGGTCGTCTCGATGAGACTGCAAAAACTGTAATTCTGAACGTAGTTTCGGAAGGTCTGGCAGATACTCAAAAAGACAAACTAGCTTCTCTCGCTGAAGGCGTAGAGTTTGAAACAGAA